ACTACCCAGCGACTACCGCTAGATACTGTTACTGCTTGACCACTCGCCACCGTGACGGGGCCAGATGACATGGCACTATACCCAGCGGCGATTGTGTAGCTTGTAGCCACCGTCTGGCTGTTCACCACAATACCGTTTAATGCCACGGGGACTGATGCTTGCAATTCACCAGTGCTTGGCTTGTACAGTAGTTTAGCGTTGCCTGTGTATAAAGTGGTTGCAGTGCCTGATGTAGCACTTGCAAATAATGGGTACAAATTACTTGCTGTACTTGTATCATTGCTTAGGCTTGCACCACCCACTGGGTTCCATGCGGCGGATGATCCACTGTAGCCTTCAAACTGATTGGTAGTAGTGTTGTAGCGCAACATGCCAGTAACAGGACTGCCCGGCTGTTGGCCTGTAGTACCCTTGCTAATTAGCAACGCACCTGTTGAGCTAAATGTTGAGTCTAGCGTTGCCGTTAAAGCACCAGTGACAGCCGCCGTTCCAGTCACGGCTAAAGATGTGCCGTTCCAAGTCAGGTTAGAAGACTGTGCAATTACGCTAGTTGACGAGGCAAAGAAAATACCAGAATTAGTAAACGTTGTAAGGTTTGTACCGCCATTGGCCGTGCCTAAAGTTCCGGCAAGGGTAATAGCACCAGTTGTTGCTGTGCTTGGGGTAAATCCAGTTGTTCCAGCACTAAACGAAGATGCCGTGGCCGTGGTTGAAACTTTAACAAAGTCAACCCCATTCCAAGCGCAAACCGCAGACTCGTTAGCAACAATGGTCACGCCCGTTGTTGGCCCTACGCCCACCAACTTAATAGACTGGGTGCTTCCTGTTTTGTTAATGACGATGTAGGTCTTAGACTGTGCTGGCGCTGTGATAGTCCTTGTCACTGTTCCGCTTGCTGTCCATAAGAGGATAGCCTGCCTAGATGTATTGGCCGCCCCGGTTGTGGTGGTCAGGGTTACATCTGCATCAGAGGAGATGGTAGTAGTACCTGCTACGGCCGTGTCTAAAAGGCTAGTAATCTCATCGTTGACTACTGTTCCCCATGTATTGGCCTCCGTCCCTGTAACGGGTTTGGCTAGGCCAAGAAGAGTGGTGTAATTGATTGTCATCTTGTTTTCCTCATGCCGCTATGCGTGTCCATACATTTGTTTGTGCGTCATTAACTTGGACCCAATTAGAAGACTGCGAATCATTGACATTTTGCCAGTTAACTGATTGACTGTCATCCACAATTGTCCAAACCAAGAGGCTACCAACCTGGCCAACCCCCTGTACGCCTGTGACGTTAACTTCAACGCCAATTCCAACCAATACTGTCCCAACGCTGCCCGTGGCCAAAAGGCCTGTAACCGGGACATTTGTTGTAACTTCCACTTGAGGAGTGCCAACCTGGCCAGTTCCTTGAACACCTGTAAGAGATACCGCAGCGTCCCCAGTAGACGTAACCGATCCAACCTGGCCAGTTGCCTCCACTCCTGTCGCAAAGACATCAGCATTCGCAGCAACCGTAGTTGCCCCAACAAAGCCTGTTGCTTCCACTCCCGTGAGGACCACCGTTGTTGCGGTGCTAATAGAGACTGATCCAACTTGACCCGTCCCCTGTACTCCGGTGGGCTCGACGTTTGCGCCTCCCGTCGCTGTGGCAACGCCAACAAAGCCTGTAGCGGATACCCCCGTGAGAGATACATCAGCACCTGCTTCAACAGTAACTGATCCAACTTGGCCTGTGGCAGATACCCCAGTGAGGCTGACGTCAGCTGTACCAACAACAGTGGCTGTACCGACCGATCCTGTAGCCTGTAGCCCAGTAACGGAGACATCGGCCCCCGCTTCGACACTGACCGATCCAATCTGCCCTGTTGCAGACACTCCGGTAACACTGACATTGGCATCTGCCGTTGTTGTAACTGATCCAACCTGCCCTGTTGCAGACAGCGTGACCGCACCCTCGCCCCACGGGGCCTCTCCCCAGGCTTGACTACCAAATCCGCCAAGTGCAATCCGTACATCAGCCACTTACGCCTCTTAGGCAATACGAAGTATTGCGTTTGTTGCGTCTGCTGTTGGGAAAATAATGGTGAAAGTGCCCGCTGTGGAGGTCTTTGCTCCACCAAAATCCAAAATACACACTGAAGGGTCACCTGCGGCACTATCGTTATAAATCATCGCTCCATAGGCCGTGATCGTGGCACTTGTGAAGGACAAATCAGCAAAGTCCGTGAAAGCAGTTGTGCTAGAAGAGGTTGGAGTCACGTTTGTTAACGCACCACCGCCCGCAGAGTATGTGCCAGAGGCGGCCACTTCATTGGTGGCTGTATACGCTGTTGTTGCCGCAGTAAAAGAGGCACTGTTATCGTATAAAGCCAGTTTAAAAGTGTTTCCTGTACTGGTTGTAAAGTTGTGCACAGCCCTCATCAGCTCTACTTTGAAGCTGGTACACATGAAATTTCCTGAAAATGCCATTTTTAATCTCCTAACAAATGAACGAGGTTGGAATGACCTGCTTCGCGCAGGCGAATTGCGATAGTTGCTCTATCCTGATTTACGGCTTCTTCAAGATAGGTCTTAATTACGGAGCGCACAGCGCCACGAAAAGCAATGGCCTGATCCCGAATTGCAGGATGAGACTCACTTCCAACGTAAAGAATCTTCTCGATGGCCCGATCGGCCAACTCATCAGGAGTCCAGCCCCGCCGATTGGTAGTGGCGACGCCTACGCTGCCTAATAACACAGGAGATTGAGTGCCTATCATGGTCCTGGTGACTCCGATTTAAGTTGAATACGTACCATGCCATCACGGTATTCATCACGACGGCGACGACCTTGTTGCTCGATGCCAAGTCCTTGGAGAGCCTGCTTGTAACTTGCGTCAAAAGTAGCCATCATGTCAGGCGGCCCCTTAGTGTAGCTATACGCCTGGATTAAACAAGCGTAAAACAACGCTTCAGGAGCGTTTGTGCTAATCCACGTTGTAGTATTCGTGGAGGAAAGTTGAGGAGGACGATAGATGTAGCCCAGTTCAACTGCCAACGCAGAACTTGGAGTAGGAGCAATGTAGAAAGTGTTTTCATCCCACACAGAATAGTATTTTGGAATACCCGTCGTAGCCCCATTAGGCCAGTACTCTTTCATAAAAGAAGTATCCCGAAACTCCAAGAAGATTTGATCTGTTCCTGAAGTAACGATAAGATATCGATGAGTCAAAATATCACTGGGAGCAGTTAGAAATTTGTTGTTAGCCGTTAAATTGGCCGTCACTTCAAGCTTAAACACATCCAAGTCAATATCCCGCAAAATACGGTTCTCTGCAAAAGTAATAAACACGTTTATTACCGCATCAGTGAAGACGTTTGCGCCTACTTCCGTGTAGTTACGTATATTTGTTACAAGTTCGTTGTACGTCATGAGGTCACCACTGTTACAGAACCCACCACGCCTTGAGCAATCAAAGCCTGGTCTTGAATGTATGGACGCATGTCGTTGGTGTTTCTGACTGTTCCAAAGCTTTGAAATGCAGTAAAACCAGGCGCACCAACAAACACCGATACAGGCTCAATTCTATCTGGCCTAGGCTCATAAAGGGCAATTGCATCGCCTCTATATTTCAAAGGCTCAAGTTGTGGCTCTTTGGGCTCGTAGTCATCGGGACACACCTTAAAGCCTCGCCAGTTCTTGCGAAGCACGTTGTATTCGTATCGCTGTCCGCAATAGTCACACAGGCCATATGAGAATTTACCTGTTGCGAAGGCCATGCGTTACACCCCTAGGTCAGGAACGAAGTTAACGCTGGCAGTGTCTCTATCTTCCATCGCGGCACGCAAGAAGTCTTCTTCGTAGATCGCCTTGAGCGCACCCGTACGCTCAGGAGAGTACTTGAGAGATATGTAATACGCCAGTCCTGATGTCAGGCATGGCAAGAATCTAAAGTTAACGTCTGATGTATTGGTGTATGCACCAGCATCTTGGATACGACGAATGCGGTAATACACAAACGTGTAGTTTTGATCCGCCGCCGGGTAGAAAAACACCTTTGGCACATTCGTTCTCTGTACATAGTACTGAGCAGGCCGCGCTTGAGAATTCTTATCCGGGATATTTAAATACTCAGAACGGCTGATACGGTCAATTGTGATATCTGTCAAGATTCCCTGTGACGGGTCTCGTATAACAGCGGACAAAACATTAACCGTGTCAGTATCCAAAGATATTTCTTTAATACCCTGGGTTATGGCATAGGTGGCTTGCTCGATTGTCCAAAGATTAAGCCCCCTATTTGCCCAATCCAGGAACAACAAATTGAGAGAGCGACGCGCAGACTTGAGCTGGTAGCCGTTTGTGCTACGTATGCCGCATCTCTCAAATGCTTCTTCGATCAGATCGTCTATCGACAGATCAAAGGTTGTTGTTCCTGAGGTGGTCATTCTTTGTATAAATTATTAAAGGTTTGAGCCGCATCCATATACGAATCATCTTGCTCTGCACAGTGAATCCACTGGCCAGGCCTAAAATCAGGGGCACCCTCTCCGGTCTGCCAAAAAGCAGGGCTCGTTGCTCGAACTCTATTGTTTGGCAGTGCCACAATATTTCCTGTCCATTTCCCTGCATCCGTCAAAGTCAAAACATGACTTTGTTTGTGCTGTGCAGGGCAGTCCGCTACTTCGCTCTCCGTGTAGTCCACCGTGAACATATATCTTCCGGTGTAAAACTCTCCATCAATCTTACATAACCACGGACTAGGGCTTGTGCGCGCAAATTTTATTACTGTGTGGGTGTGAGAAGGACAATCCCAAGGCTGTGCCAAATGCGTAGGCATACGCTCTGGCCACTCCTCCAAAGGGATATCCCCCACCAACGCAGTAATAGGCATTCTTGCCCACATTGCCCCACCATGAACGTTCTCTGACCCGTCTACGTGGCTTTCACACCCTGTAAAAACAAGTTGAAAACTCAAGCAACGATCCGGCATGACATTTACTGCAATAGCGTTTGCATGTAAATACTCGCCTTGGTACTTCTGATGCATGTGCGTAAACTCACGTCTAACCCAGCATTTGAAATACGGAATGTTGCTTATCAGATAAGACATTACTTAGCGACTTTACCGCCAGACATCATGCCTTTAGACATTTTCTTGGCAGCACCGCCGGCCGCGTAGCCCTTGGACATCATGCCCCCGCCCATCTTGCCAACGGGTTTACCCATGGCCATGCGCTTGTGCTCATTGATGTTGCCCTTGTTGGCCATGCCACCTTTAGCCATCATAGGAATACCAGTAGTTTTGCTAGGCTCAGAGATCATTTTGTTTGCAGGGCCGCTCTCAACAGCACCACCACCGCGCGTA